GAACATGAGCCAAAGCTTGTCCGCCTCATCGAGCCACGTCATCTCGTGCAAGTGCTCGCCCACTTTGCGCCCGAGTAGGCAGATTTCATCCGCCCCGCGGGGCTTGCTTGGTTCGCTCATGCGCTCCCCCTGCGATGTTGCACTTGGTCAGGCTGCGTGATGCCCTGCTCGATGTCATCGGCGAGGGCGCGCAGCATCGCCGCCTGCACCTTGCGCAGAAACGCCGTCTGCCCGGGGTCCGCCTTCGGCACCTCTGCCCGCGCGCAGCCATTGCCGACGTCCCCACCGATGACGATGACGATGGCCGCGTCAGCGCGCAAACTGCCAACGAGATAGCGAACGACGCTGTCGTACTTGCTTGGCTCGCCCACGTTCCCTCCATGTTGGTGCCCGCGCGCCGTGACTCGGTTACCGCCACTTAGCCAACCCTCTAAGGCGCGCGCAGGCTCATCCCCTCTCTCACGTCGTCACGAACGACGTCAAGGCATCCCCTCACCGGCTCTCTTCGTATCGTCCCTCTCGCCGGTGCTGACAGGGTGACACCACCGCGGTTTCGGCGATTCCGATGTCGCGCAGGCGCTACGCTGGCGCTCATCTTCTGTCGCGGCCCGTGGGACAGCAATACTGCTTGTTTGGACAGTGTTGCCCACAGCAACACCTGCCTGCAGCAACCGTTTACGTAACCTGCTCCTGGCGTTGCTCTCCGTCCTCTCGAGGGGCTGCTTGCCGTGTAGGTACGCATCCCCCTGAATGGCTCTGATGTAGGCGATGATGCGCTGCGCTCCGTACGGGCTCACGTACCAGGCCTTGCTCACCCCGTGCCCCTTCGCTCGCCGCAGTAGCCCCTCGCGCTTGGCAAACCGCTTCAGGACCCCCGCTCTCTGGCGAAGGTAGCGGGCCAGCTCCACCACCCAAACCCGCTCTTTGGTCACCCCTGCACGCGCGGGCACCACTGTTCGCTCGTCACCTGCGGGCCGGTATGTCATTCTGGTTGACATGTACGAGGGGTTCTATCTCCGAAAAGAGCTGAAGGACGAGAAGCAGAAGGAACTGCGCCTCGCCCGCATCGAGGAGCTCGAGAACGAAATCTACGAGCGAGCCGCCGGGGTCGTCAACGCTTACCTCTCGTTTGCCGAGGTCCGACACGACCAGGAGGAGCCCTCGCCCGAGTGGATCGCCGAGTACGGCCTCGAAGGAGCTCGCCAGCGCCTCATCATCGCCAAAGCTGGCTGGTTGCCGGCGTCCATCGCTCCTGCAGGCGCCAAGCTCGCCGCACAAGTGCAGGTCGGCATCACGCGCGGTCGCGCTATCCGCGGAGCCAAGCTCACGCAGAACAACTTGAACGTGCGCATTGCCCTACCTGCCCCGACCTCCAACGAACACCCTGGACCCGTCGTCTACGAGGTGAGAGATTTGGAGACGTGAAGGAAGGGGATGCACGTTGGTGGGCAATCTCTCGCGGCACGGCCGATCTCACTGCCGAGGAGATGACAGGAGGGTGGCACTTCTGCCCGGAGTTCGACGAAGACCTCACGCAGGGCGAGGAGTGGGACACACAGGGCCGCTGCAACTGGTGCGGCTACGAGGGAGACTAGAGAGCTTGACCTGCCGAGCGCGCTAGCTACGGCATGGGGATGGCATTCGAAGACCCAGACGTACTCGCCAGGTTCGATCGCAGTTACGGCGACAAGAAAGAAGAGCTGCGTCTCGAACGCGGCATGTACCAGGACAAGCCGACGTACACGCTGCGGCTGTACTGGCAAACGCCCGATGGCTCCTGGCGCTGGAGCTCACAGAAGCCGACGACCAGCGGCAAGTGCTGGGAACGGCTGAATCTGAAGGCCCGCGAGCTGCGCGACGTAGGCGCTGCGCTGATGCTGGCCGCCGACGACATGGCGCGCGCTCCTGCGCCTCGCCAAGCGAGCAAACCCGCCGCGTTCAAGGAGGTGCTCGACGATGACATCCCCTTCTGAGCTCGGGGGCGCCATCCCCGAGTGGCAGATTCCCACGTCTTTCCAACGAATATTCCTGGACCGCTTCTCGCGAGAAGCGGAGCGCGTTCTCGTCTTCTTCGAAGACCGCAACCGGTTCAGCATCGAGGAGCTCAGCCTGGTGCTGTGCGACCGAGCCTACCTCATCCAAGGGGAGCAACAGGGCGCGTGACGGACCTCGTCTTCGGTCAGCGCATGATTCGTCTCGATGACGGCACCAAGGGCATGGTCGTCCAGAGCGGGCCCGAGCTGCGCATCGCCTACAACGACCGCGGCGAGGAGCGGTTCGCCTTGAAGAGCGAGAAGTGGGCTCGGGACGTCATCGAGCCTGGGCCTCTCCGCGAGGAAGAGCAAGTGCTCGTGGCCCTGCACGCTGACCGAGCTTTGCGCGCCTACGAGCGCAACGAACCGCTCAAGTCATGGGAAGCGGTGCAGGCTGGCGTCACTCCCTACGATGAGGGCCTGTTCGACGTCATCATCGCCTACCTGATGAAGCGCACGACCCGCCCGGCAACAAGGGAGTAGACAAGCAAAAAACGCTTAGCTACGGCTGGGACGTGCTCGACCGCTCGCTGTACGACCCAAGCGCCTGGTCACGTCGTTTTCACGATGCGACAGCGGATGAGGTGTTGGGCGGCGGCGCAGCGGGCCCCGGCAAGAGCCTGACGCTGCTCTGGGACCCCATTGTTTGCCAGGCGGTCCTAGAGGGCGCGCGGATGACGCAGGTCATCCCCGAGGGCATGCCGGAGTACTGGGTCGACCTGATTCGTCGCTATCCCATCCGTCAGGGGGAGTCCGAGGGCCACGCGCTGCACTTGCGCCGCTCGATGCCGCAGTTGCTCGAAAACATCGACCGCTCGCTGCGCATGTTCCCGAAATTCGACCCGGGCGCGGTCTACAGCCGCGAGCGGCACTCGTGGACGTTTTCGAGCGGCTACAAGTTCACGTTCGGGCACTGCCGCGAGAAGGACAGCCACCAGGACTACCTCAGCAAGCAGTACACGCACCTCTCGCTCGATGAGGGCTACCAGTTCGAGGAGTACCAGCTCGACGAGCTCGACGCGCGCGTCCGCAGCGCCGACCCGGTGCTGATGCTGCTCTTGCGCACTCGCATCATGAGCAACCCCGCCCCGGGCTGGCTGAAGACGCGATTCGTCGACCCGGAGCCCAAGGGCAACGTCGTCCATCGCCAAAAGATTCTCGACCCCGAGAAGGGCACGCATTCCTATCGCACGCGGCTGTTTTTGCCCGCCCGCCTCGACGACAACCCCGATAAGGGCTTCGTCGCGCAGTACAAGCTGCGCCTGCTCAGCAAACCCTCGCACATGCGAGCTCGCTACCTCTACGGCGACTGGAACAGCGTAGAAGGCGGGTTTTTCGAGGACGACTACAACCCCGGCGTCCACATCATCGAGCCGTTCAAGATTCCGCGCGACTGGCCCAAGTTCCGCGCGATGGATTGGGGCTACAAGGCCTTTGGCGTCGTCGGCTGGTTTGCCATGGACCCGGACGGGAACCTCTACCTGTTCTACGAGTTCAACTTCCGCCTGATGAAGGACGAGGAGGTGGCCAAGCGAGTCATCGAGATCGAGACGCGCTTCGGCTTCTGGAACAAGCGCGAGCGCAAGAGCCGCCTCACCGGTGTTGCCGACACGCAGCTCTGGGAAGAGCGCGGTGACTCGGGCAAGAGCAAGGCCGCGGTGTTCTCCGCTGCCGGCGTGTACTGGCAGCCCGCCGACAAGGCGAGCATCGCGCGCAACGCCGAGCGCATCACCGAGCGGCTGCGCGACTACGACAAGGACAAGCCGCCGGGGCTGATGGTGTTCAACAACTGCCGGAAGACCGCCGAGATGTTCGCGAGCATCGGCGTCGACGAGAACGACAGCACGGTGCCCGACAAGAACAGCCCGCTCAAGCACTGGTTTGACTGCGTCGCCTACGCAGCCGCGCGCGCGTCGCGCGGACAGGGGAGCATTGCCATGGACCTGCACGACTTTGACCGCCCCGACAACGACAACGATGAACCGGAGCTGAAGGCTACGGGGAGCTTCGGCTATGGCAGCTGACCTCTGCTGCGGCTGGACCTCGGTCGGCGGGCACGAGCCCGACTGCCCGACGCGCAAGAAGCTCAGAGCCGCGCCGAAGCCCGCCGAGGAGTTCGATCCCGTCGACCGTCCCGAGCATTATAACTCGCACCCTTCCGGCGTCGAGTGCGTGACCATCACCGAGCACATGACGTGCATGATTGGCTGCGCCATCAAGTACCTCTGGCGGCACGGGCAGAAGGCGGGCGTCACCGCCGATGAAGACCTGCGCAAAGCAATCTGGTGC